TTGATGAATGTCAGAACTTGAACTTCCATGAACTTGATAGTATAATCACAAGGGTTGGTGATAACTCCAGAATTATGTTCTGTGGTGATGCTACTCAATCTGACCTTACAAAAACTAATGAGAGAAATGGAATCCTTGATTTCATGAGGATCATTCAGAGAATGCCAGAGTTTGAATCTATTGAATTTGGTATTGAAGATATTGTCAGATCTGGTCTAGTTAAGTCTTACATTGTAAACAAAATGGCAGCAGGGTTTTAATTATGCATGATACTGCTATGTGGTGGGGTAAACAATTTTTAAATAACTATTCTATTACTGGGAAGGTTTTAGAAATTGGTGCTTGTAATAGAAATGGTGGACTTAGAGATGTTTGTCCTGAAGGATGTGAATGGATTGGAGTAGATCTTGAAGAAGGTCCTGGAGTTGATGTAGTTCTAGAAGACCCTCATAAACTTCCATTCCCAGACAACAGTTTTGATGCTGTTATTAGTTCTTCAGTATTTGAACATGCAGATTTCTTTTGGGAAATCTTTAAAGAAAAATGTAGGTGCGTTAAACCTGGAGGACATATCTATATCAATGCTCCTTCTACAGGTGAGTATCATCCATATCCATCTGACTCTTGGAGATTCTATAGAGATGCTGCTTTTTCTTTAGAGAAATGGTCAAGAGTATGTGGGTATCCAGTAAGAACGCATCATGCCAGTGTTGATACTGACACACACTATTGTGATTTTGTAGCTATTTTTATTAAGGAATAATTATGAGTATATTCAATGATGGTGAATTGGGGAAAAAGTTAAATTTCAATTATACAAATTCAAAACCATTCCCAAATATAATCTTAGATAATTTTATTGCTCCTGAAATAGCAAAGCAATGTTTTTCTGAATTGAAAGCATATGAGTGTTGGGGAACAGAATCTCCATCAAATACTTACATGACCCCACATCAAGTTCGTAAATTTTATACTCCTTGGTGCCCAGAAAACTTACAGCAACTTGCAGAATATGCACCAACAGTTTATAATACTCTTCAGTATTTTAATTCAAAAGATTTTCTCACTTTTCTTGAGAACTTAACTGGAATTAAAAACTTACTTCCAGATCCTTCTTTCTATGGAGGGGGTGCTCATAAAATTCATTCTGGGGGGAAATTAAATCTGCATGTAGATTATAACTTAAATGATCTGAATCAATTTAGAGTTCTTAATTTTCTACTGTATCTCAATCCAGATTGGGAAGATGAATGGGAAGGGTGCTTAGAACTTTGGGATCACCAAACAAAAAAATGTGCCCATAAAATTGCTCCTATTTTTAATAGAGGAGTAATCTTTACTCTTTCTGATTATTCCATTCATGGTCATCCTATTCCTTTAAAATGCCCAGAGCATATTCAAAGGTATTCATTAGCACTTTATTATTTCATAGAAGAACCAAATCAAGAATTTTATCCAAGGAGATCAGTAGTTTGGCATGACTTTTAAACACATTAGTATGAATCTTCCCAAACTTGAAAGGGAAGAAATTGATGGGGTTAGATATTATAAACTACCTGGGGAGGATAACCTTTCCAGGTTAGTTTCTATTACATCAGTCACAAGCTTTCACAATAAACATATTTTTGAAGAATGGCGAAAGAAAGTTGGTGAGGCAGAAGCAAACAAAATCAATAGACAAGCAACAAGTCGTGGGACAGACCTTCACTCTTTGGTAGAAGGATACTTACATAATGCAGAACAGTTACCACAGGTTCAACCACTTTCATATTATCTTTTTCAGATTGCAAAAGAAAAACTAAATAGCATTGACAATATTCATGCACTTGAAAGTTCTCTTTATAGCAAACAATTAGGCATTGCAGGAACAGTTGATTGTATTGCAGAATATAATGGTGAACTATCAGTCATAGACTTTAAGACGTCAAAAAAAGCAAAACCAAAGGAGTGGATTGAACATTACTTTGTTCAGTGTGCTGCTTATGCTTGTATGTTCTATGAGATGACAGGTATTCCTGTTAAGAAGTTAGTTATCTTAATGGCTTGTGAAGATGGGGATTGCGTTGTTTATGAAGAGTATGATAAAATGAAGTATATTAAGTTACTTAATGAATATGTTAAAGAGTTCATTCAATCTAAATTAAAAGAATATGGAAGATAAATTAAAGAGTGCATTAGAGGTTAAGTTTCTTTGTCCTGCAAAGTTTTCTCAAATTATTGAAGAGATAGTTAAGACTAACGAAGAAATGAACTACATAGATGCTATAGTATTTTATTGTGAACAAAATGGTTTAGAGGTTGATTCAGTTGCTAAACTTATTAGCAAACCACTAAAAGAAAAACTTAAGTGCGATGCTATCAATTTAAACTTTCTAAAAAGAACATCTAGAGCTAAACTTTTAATATGAGTCCATTTGATGCTTACAAAACTTACCTTGCATTAAAGAATCATTTTAGTAAACCAAAGTATGATTATTTTAAATATGCTGGTAAGTCTAGAGCATCAGTTCAATCATTCAATAAACGCAAAGACAAATATTGGTTTGAAAGAATCAGTAGACAAAAGAATGATGATGAAATAAAAAACTTTTTTCTTTCTAACTTTGTAAGGAGTGATAATCCACAATCAATCTGGATTGGTGAGATTATCAGAGAGGGTGAAACTTGCTACAAAGAATGGGAAAAAAGACAGCAAAGTTTAAAGTATCTTTTTACTCAAGAGTCAGAAGGATTGTTGAGTGAAAGCAACTTAGAAAATATTCTTGATGCTTCAAAGCAACATCCAATCATTCTTAAAAAGTTCCTAAGTGGGAAAATTAGTATAGAAACTCTTACTATTTGGGATAAGGTTTTCCTGTTTGGAAATAATTTTGATAAGCAACTTTTAGATCCTGTATGGGAAATAGTATCGCTAAAGGTAAAAAAGTATTCTCCATTTCTAAATATCAGTATAGATGATTACAAAAAAGTTTTGAGAACAATTGTGGAGGGGTAATATGGCCTTCTTTGATTCAGAAATAGTTCAGAAAGAAATGAAGAGTATTGAAAAACTTCAGAGGGAACTCACAAGAAGTGTTTTAAGATTTCCTTCTATGTCTAAAGCAGAAAAATTAGAGCATGTAAATCTTTTGTCTGAATTATTAGAAAAGCAAAAGATACTATATACAAGAGTGAGTTTATCTGATGACCCACAAGCAGTGGAAATGAAAGGAAGAATTGTTGAAAATACAAAGCTTCTTGGTTATGGTGACCCATCAGATATGTCTAAAATATTTGATAACATGCAAAAAGTAATCCAAAGAATCAAAAGAGAAGCAGAGGTTGACTAAGACCTCTGTTTTTGCTATGATGTCTGTGGATATTCAATCCAACTAATCCTATTAATCCGAGGTAATCTAATGTCTTTTTCAGACCTTAAAAAGAAATCTAGTCTTGGTTCTCTTACTTCTAAGTTGGTTCAAGAAGTAGAAAAGATGAATACATCTAGTGGAGCATCAGATGATCGTCTTTGGAAACCAGAGGTAGATAAAGCAGGCAATGGGTTTGCAGTCATTCGCTTTCTTCCTGCACCTGAGGGGGAAGAACTTCCCTGGGCTAAAGTTTATAGTCATGCATTCCAGGGTCCTGGTGGGTGGTTTATTGATACCTGTCTCACCACTGTTAACCAGAACTGTCCTGTATGTGAAGCAAATCGTGAACTGTGGAATACTGGTAGTAAAGCAAATCAAGATATTGTTCGTGATCGTAAGCGCAAACTGTCTTACTATTCCAACATCTATGTTGTTCAGGACAAAGCACATCCTGAAAATGAAGGAAAGGTATTCCTTTATAAGTATGGCAAGAAAATCTTTGACAAGATTATGGCAGCCATGAAACCTGAGTTTGATGATGAAACTCCTATCAACCCCTTTGATTTCTGGGCTGGTGCCAACTTCAAAGTAAAGATTACCAAGAAGGATGGTTACTGGAACTATGACAAGTCAGAGTTTGGTGCTCCTGAACCTCTGTTTGATGATGATGGTGCCATGGAGGCAGTTTGGAAGAAGACATATTCTCTGGCAGAGTTTACTGATCCAGAGAAGATGAAGACTTATGAACAACTTGATGCTCGTCTGAAAGCTGTTCTTGGTAAGAAACCAGTCCAACAGGATGAATCCTTTGATGATGAAGATGAGGATCGTGGTCCTGTTCCCACTGCTGAAGAAGTAGTACAGGGAAAGTCTGGTGGAACTCGTGCAGCAAGTCGTTCATCCTCTTTTGATGATGAGGAAGATGATGCTCTGAGTTACTTCCAGAAGTTGGCTGAGGAATGATTGAAGGGGGGTTTATACCCCCCTTTTTTATTGGAATAAATAAAATAAACGTTTAATCAGAATGGGAAAACAAAATATATTTCCTGGATCAGTTCCAAATGATGGAACTGGAGATACCTTATATCAAGGTGCCCTTAAGATTAATAATAATTTCAATGAAATATATTCTACATTTGGTGATGGGACAACACTGAATAATGTAACTGGACCTCAAGGTGCTCAAGGTGCTCAAGGTGCTCAAGGTGCTCAAGGTGCTCAAGGTGCTGAAGGTGCTCAAGGTGCTGAAGGTGCTCAAGGTGCTGAAGGTGCTCAAGGTGTTGAAGGTGCTCAAGGTGTTGAAGGTGCTCAAGGTGCTGAAGGTCCTCAAGGTGTAAGAGGACCTCAAGGTGCTCAAGGTTCTCAAGGTTCTGCTGGAATTGCAGGCCCTCAAGGTGCTCAAGGTTCTGCTGGAACTGCAGGTCCTCAAGGTGTAAGAGGACCTCAAGGTGCTCAAGGTTCTCAAGGTGCTCAAGGAGCAGGTGCTACAGGAGCACAGGGTGCTGAAGGTGCTCAAGGTGCTGAAGGTGCTCAAGGTGCTGAAGGTGCTCAAGGTGCTGAAGGTGCTCAAGGTGCTGAAGGTGCTCAAGGTGTTGAAGGTGCTCAAGGTGCTGAAGGTGCTCAAGGTGCTGAAGGTGCTCAAGGTGCTGAAGGTGCTCAAGGTGCTGAAGGTGCTCAAGGTGTTGAAGGTGCTCAAGGT